AATATTACATAGATTGATGTTTATAACAATCATCCCATCTATTTTCTCTTATATAAATATAACCATTTGAAGTTAATAAATTTTTAATCTGTGATCTTCTAGGTTCAACATAATTATGTTCAACATCAATTAAACCGAAAATATATTTTTGAAAATCTACAGACTTTAATATTTCCAATTCACTACCTTCTGTATCTAAAGATAAATAATGGAGCGTTAGCTTTTGCCAATAGATCATTAAGAGTAATTGTATTTACCAGAATTTGTGTTTTATTAGCATTAACTATATCTGTATAAACATCTATATTAGCGCTAATACCTGAAAGTAAATCGTAATTGTTAGAAATATCAAAAATTAAATTACTATTAGTTTCATTATAAACAGCTTTATCAAAACATAAAGAATTTGGACGGTTTTTATATAATGATTCAAATCTTTTAGGTATAGGTTCAACACATATTCCTTTCCAATTATAAGTTTTTTCCAATAAATAAGTATTTGATAATTCTATTCCATCACTTGCACCAATTTCAACAAAAAATCCGTTTGTTTTATTATTATAAAATTTTAATACTTCTAAATCTTGTCCTATTTGTGAATAATTCATTTTAAAATAAAATATTATTCTTTAAACCTATAAAAACTTATAAAATTGAATTTTTATTTTAATATTTTTTATTTATGTAAATGAGCTTAAAACTATTTTTAATAATTTCTCTATTGAGAATAAAAAATATTTACGGAATTGATAATACAAAGTTCCATTATCTTCCAATAGAAGAACATAAAAATACAAAAGAAGTGTTTATGAAATATCATAAGAATGGTACTAGAATGGATAAAACTGTTGAAGAAACTAAGGCAGAATTTGATAAAAAATTCAAATAAAAATAGATATTATAATTTTTTTAAATATAAATATATTTAAAAAATTAAAATGGTTAATTAAAATGTTTTCAAATAAATATCAAAAACTAATAACATATTTTGAAAAAAATAAAGATAAACCTTGGAATGAATGGTTAAAATATGATAAATTATTGGATAATCAAGGAAAACAGGGAATGGTCGGATTATTTAAATTGTCAGATGAAAATGAAGAAGAGACTACAAGATATATTTTTAAACTGTCTCAGAATTTAAATTATTTAGTATATCATGAATTAACTGTAATGCAAGGATTAAGTTCCATATCTAATTTTTGCCCTTTTTTTTGTAAAGGAATTGGAAGTATAAAATGTAAAGTAGAACCAAAAAGAAAAATTAAAAACCCATTTGATATTAAATCAAAATATCCTATTGAAAAAGAAGTATTACTATGTGAATATATTGAAAATAGTTCTAAGTTTTACAATTATATCAAAACAAAAGATATTAAAGAAGAAATGCTATATTCAATTGTAAAACAAGTATTAATGGGTATAAATATAGCACAACAGAAAAAACAATTTACACACTATGATTTACATTCAAATAATGTAATGATAAAAAAATGTAATAAAGATTTAGTTTTTATTTTTAAATATGATGATGATAATCAATTTGCAATTCCAACATTAGGTTATTATCCTATAATAATAGATTATGGGTTTGCTTATATATCTGATATGGAAGATAAACCATTATGGACTAGTTTAGCTCATACAGAAGTAGGTTTTATGAGTGATAGATTTGATTGGGTAGCAGATCCTAAGTTATTTTTAATAACTGTATCAGATGAGATTAAAGACAAAAGAAACACTCCTAAATCTAAAAAATTTAGAAGAATAGTCAGAAATTTATTTTATCCTTTAAAAATAGATGTTGAATGCGGATGGGATGATGATGAAGATAAAAGTGCTGCAGATTATGTTTTGGAGATGTTAGATATTGAAAATAATACATCAAAAATTTTTAAAGATTTTGATTATTATTGCATTGACATATTACAATCTTTAATTATTTTACCTTTGCAAGAACAAGATTATTCAAATATTGGAAAGTCTTTTAAAGCTTTTCTAAAAGAATGGTCAAAAATAGAAAATGAAATATCAAATGAATTTTATAATATTTATATTTTAAAAGAAGTTGTTAATATAGCACGAAATATTAGACCTGAATATTTAAAAAAAGAAACAAGAGCAGATGCTATAACCATATTTCAAAAAAATATTTATAAAGCTATTAACAAAGTATCTGCTTTTTGTAATCCTAAAAATATAAATTTTGAAAAGTTTCTATGTTCCCTTTTATTACTTGCTGAAAATATTGAAGGTATGTTATATGAAGTTATTACTACAAGAATGGCGGAAAAACAAAAACAATATAATAAACTTCCTTTACAATCTTTAGAACAAATTTATGCCGCTATTGATGTTAATATTAAAGATACTTATACATATAATAAAGATACTGTATTTTGTATAATTGATGTTGAAAATGAAACAAATGATTTATTTAAAATACCAGAAGATGAGGTTGAAAATATCAATGAAATAAATAATTTATCTAAAGGATGTTATGTTTATGATTTGTACAAAAAATCTTAATTTTTAATATATTTAAAAAAAAAAGGTAATTAACAAAATGGAAACAATTTTAGATTTTAGTATGAATAACGATGAAAGAATGTTAGAATTTGAAAAGTTTTGCAAAGACAATAATGAAAATATTTCTTTTGAACTTATTAATAGGCTTAATGGTATATATCAATTTAGTGGCATGAAAATCTTACAAGATTTTCTCTATAATATATGTTTTAATATAAGTATATTACCAATATTAAAATTTAAGGCAAGTCAAGGATTATTATTATTTGATGAATTTGAAGAAGAAATTGAAAAGGATGATGATGAAGATGCTATAAAATATAAAAAAGAAAGTAACATAGAAATACAAGGGAGAAATGAAAAAAGAAAAGATATTGCATATGAAGCATTAAATAGTGTTTGTCTAACAAGTATTGAAGATTTACCTACACCTTGCAGGGTAGATTCTGTATTAACTTTAATGGATGCGGGAGATACATATAAAATAGAATCAGATGTTTATTTTAGAAAAATAATAAATGATATGAAAATTGATTGTGATTATAGATATAAAACTATTTTACTTCTTGAAACAAAAGGAAAATTAAATTTTAAATATTATATTAAAAATTCTTGTCTTGATTTTCTGTTTAACACAAAAAATTTTACTATGTATCGTATTTTATCAGCTCAATATTTATTAAAAAATATCGAATTGGACGAGGGAGAAAGAATTAAAATCCAAGAAATAATCTTATCTTTAAGCCAAGATAATGAGCTTGATTATGATTTAAGAGCAGATGCTGCTGATTTATTGTTAAATTTAGGAACAGATAAATATAAAACACTAGGCAGAGAAATTATTCAAATGTTAGGAAGAATTGAAGGTAATGTTAAAACAATTTATGATAATAAACAAAACATTCACACAGAAGAGATTGAAAAATCTATTTTAAATATTATTGAAATATTATCTTCTCATCCTACCTTAAGAATTAATGAAAATGAAATTGACTTTATATATGTCAAAACTCAAATAGATATAATCTTAAAAGATAAAAAATTAAAAACAATAAATAATGACACATTACTAAAAGAACATATCGATTATTATGATGATTATTTTAGTGCTAAAATTAATTGTAAAAATTGCGACAATTATATAGGTTGTGTATATACAACAAATATTAGATGTTTAAATTGTGAAGAAGATAATAAAGATTGTAAAATGTCTTCAACTATTTCAAAATATTGTTCAAGTGAATGTGAACAGCAATTTAATACTTATAATAAAATTTATTTATCATTAAATAGAATTGAAATAGATAGATCTACTTATTTAGGGAATAGTTTATCTAGAATTTTAGTTAAAATATGGTCATATATACAAGTAAATGAATTTAAAGATGAATTAATAAAAAGATTATTACAAGAATTGGAAGAAATGTCGGGGACATGTTCTTCTGGTTTTGTTGGTAGATTAATAAATACCTTATCTGGTTTTAGTGATTTAACAATTAATATTTCATTTGAAGATCAATTAATTTCTAATTTTATTGGAAGATTAAATTCTTATACAAGAAAAATTACGGATATATCTTCTCCTTTTTATAAAGATAGATTGTATGATGTATTAGAACTAATGATAAGAAACATGGATATACCTAAAAATAAAGCAATTAAATTAATTATCGATGAGCATTTAGAAAAAAAGAGAGAAGAAAAGATAGATTTCGCTATTGAATATTTTTCTGAGCAAGTTATAAATGAAATGACAGTAAATTCAAATGAATATAATGATAGAAGACATTTTTTACTATTTTTTAGAACATATTTACCTTTTCTACGCGAAGAACTTTACGAAGAATTTAAAGAATATTTAAGTGTATTTGAGTTTGATTTAACAATAAGAAAAGCAATTAGTCTTTACGAAGGAACACAACATTTTGTTTAAATTACAAATCTTCATCATCGTCAAAATAACGTTCAGAAGGAATTAAATTTGTTAGATCTATCATCTCTGTATCTTCCATATCTTCAGTTTCTATTGGTAAAGAAGAACTTGAAGAAATACCTTCAACATCTGATTGTATAGTACATATATTTTTAGTTGTAATATCATTTACATTATATATTTTTCTATCGACGAACATTTTTATATTATAAAATTTAATTAATTTTTATACTTAAATTAGTATAAAAATTATATTCAAAATAAATTTATGAACTATATGTTCTTGTTAAAGACATTGGTGGTAAATTATCAAAGTCGATAATTTCCGAATTATTAACAGTTGATGTTATTTCAGGAACAAAATCTTCAACTCTAACATCATGTGAAACGGCTTTTGAGACTGTATTACTTACTTCTCTCATTAGAGAGCTTAGACCATCTCCATTATATTCATAAGTAGCTGAATAACGTGGATTTAAACCTAGTGATTGACTTACAGCAAATGAATCTTGATTTGCACCCAAATATATAAAGACCCACTTATGTTGTGTTTCCATTTCTTTTGTCATCTTTCTAATATCTGATGCTTTATATATTTTAGAAGAATTTTCAAGACCATCGGTTAAAATTACACATATTACATTATCTGACTTTATATTTTTTTGATAATCAATTCCTGTTCCTATTGCATCATATAGAGCTGTCATACCATCTGGATTAAAATCTGTATCTTTAATATCAATTTCATTTCCTTTAATATTTTTATGTACAAATTTAACATTATTACTAAAAGTTATAAATGTAGAAAGAAATTCCTTCCCAGTTTCTTTCTGGGTATCATAGAAAGAACGCATACTTTGAAGTGGTTCATTGCCAAGCGCCACCATTGAACCAGAAGAATCAAGTATAAATAATATAGACACTACAGTATCATGAGTGTTTTTAACAGTATTTTCAGCTT